GAAATAAGTGTTAGGATCAACAACTATGGCTCGCCAATTAAGTAGGTAGTTCATAACCGTGTAGTTAACGTCTTCGTAGAAGGTTATCGTGACCGCTGATATGTCTGTCATCGAAGGGTAGTAGGTTTTAGAACCGCCTGTGTATCGGCCATCGCTAGACGTGTTGTTGAATGGCAGAGATATCTCTTCGCAATAAATACTTGAAAGAAATCCGCCCTGCACTATTGGCATCCGTACAAGCCATTGCCATGCCGGGGCGGGGTCTGGAATCGATAGAACGCCGTTAAGCGTAAATCCTGGCATAGTAAAAATCCTACTTCATGTAATAGTATTTTTAACGTATTCCTTAATCAGTAAACAGCATAGTATGTAGGTATTCAGATATCCAGCCCTGGTCGGCATAAGACAATCTAGACCATGCCTTAGCGTATAGATCACTACGCCCTTTAAACCCTTTTGACCATTCTTTTGGATCTAAATTAGTTCCAGGTTTATTGTCACAATAGCTTAATAGGCTAAGCCAATCGTTAGCTATTTGATGGACTAAACTATCGTCCCTGCGTCCTGCGGTGTCATAGGCAACCTCCTGTGGCGGCTACTGGATTTAACGCGCACATAGTAAACTTAACGCCTACGGTATATATCATGGGCTTAACAGAAGAAGAAGCATCCAATTCAAAGGCTTGGTCTGCTATCTCACACCTATAAAAACTGTAGATTGCTGATGCATTGCCGTTGTGATCATAAACCGTCAGAGAAAGCGTTTTAGGGGATTTCCACTTACTAATGTATTTTATGGTGTCATTAGCCCTGGTTTCGTAAAGGGTAAACGATAATCTATGATTTTTTGTATCACACTTTACAGCCGTGACCAATAGACTTAGCGTAGGATCACCGAGGTCTAACAGAAAGGCGTCCCCTGTCCCTATGTCTGGTAATTTGCATAGATCGGATAGTGTAGCTGCATCACTCATTTTGTTGTTCCTTTTTAGAGATTCAGTAGTTTCCTAACCTTGGCTGTGCAGACTAGGAAACTGCCGAACAGTTTAAATAAGGCTCATTCTACTAAGTGCTCGGATTTAACAGCGAATCCGTGTAGTCGTAGCTCAGGGTCACACTGATCTGAACTGGCGTCGAACTAGACCCGTCCATGGTGATATCAGGAACTTCTGACGGGAATAAGTTGTAGTAGGTTATTGTATCTATGCTTACACCTAGATGGTTGTAAACGTCGCAGGTAGCAGTTATGGCGTAGCCCGCTTTGAAGGCTTGCGAGTTACCACTTTTAGTTCCGACCACGTATTCATGCCAGCCCTTGAGAATCATAAAACTTTGAAGTAACTGGTCCTCGTAGAACGTTACAGAAAGTGATTGGGGCTGGATACGGCGACCACGGAAATTGATCTGATGGCTATGGAGTGGAACAGTCATCTTTTCATTAGAAACACCGGGTATCTGAACGTTAAGGCATTTAAGCGCTAGATTTCGCAGATTACCGTTAGTGCCAGGGATACCGGGCATTAGAAAGTAAAAAGCGTCACCGGATAGAATATCTGGAAGCCCAAATAAGTCCGTAAGTGCAACGCGAGGCATAGGGTTCTCCTTGATAGAAGGTGAGTAGGGACTGGTCCCTACTCACGTGTTACGATAGATCTGTCTTACGTATAACCGATTAAAATTTGGTCTTAAGCCAAACCGGGCGCCGCAGCGGAAAGTTCCGCGAAATTTGCCCCGCTGGAGGTCACTGTAGTAGTCAATAGTATGAACTGAGCAGGCAGAATTGGCTTAACATAGAAATTGATATTAAGCACACCCTCGTCTTGGTCAGTCGCGCTATTGTTAGTAGTGTCAGAAACCACAAGGAACTGGCTAATGCCACGCGCATTTTGTATAGGGGTAACGAAATTAGTCACAACGGAAATAACAGCCTGCTGTGTGAAGTGATCGTCGGGTTCCCACTCATAGAAAGCTAAGGTATCAACAATCGAGATTTCCATGAATATCAGCAAGCGACGCACTGACACATTAGACAGGGCCGATGCAATAGACTGCAAGGTGTTGGCACTGTTGATCGGATAGCCTAGGCCCGGCATCTTCTGTATCCAGTTTACTTGTGCAGGATACAGTATGTTACGATCACCCAACACGTAGGTATAACGTAAGCCGATAATGACAGAGCTAAGATTACCACGATTAAGGCCAGCAGGCGCAAACCACGTAGCCGCAACCTTATCAGTTTTAGCATAAACCGCAGCCACATAGCCCGAGGGTGGGATATATAGCTGAGAATTAGTAAACGAGTCTTGAATTAGCACGTCAGGGCTATAAAGTGCGGAATACGACGAATTGATATTAAGCACGTTATTTCGGTAAGCCACCGCTGCCGCTGCCGACTGCGAGCTACTTGGGACATCGATAATAGAGATGCAGTCCTTGCGGGACTGTGCGATATTATCCATATACTGCTGTAGGCCGGTCAGCGTGTAACCGCAGCCGATCATCATACGCATTTCTACCTGCTCGCGCGTAGCATACTGAGCCCACCCGTTAATCAAGTCGGCGGATGTAACCGCATTACCATCAGCGCCACCAGTAAGTAGGGTAATGCTGGTGCTGTTGTTAGTAAACTGCGCGGTTTGGCTAGATACGGGCTGATAGATATTAACGTATTTGGAAGCCCTAGGCCCGAGGTTAATGACATCCGCAATATTCTGCGAAGCACCGTAACCATCAAGCTGCTTAGCCAACGACACCACAAACGTTTCAACGGGGGTGGTAACGTTGGAAGTCTGGTACACATTAAAGGTAAACGTATTGGTAGGTAGGATGGCGTTCAATGTGTTGGTATACGTAGCAGTAGCTGCACTACCCGCCGAACCGATGTTTACCACTACCGATATCTGCATGTTAGCATATGCGTTTGGGGCGATCACACTGATGGTGCGGTTATTAGATACCGAGCCTAATACCTGATTGACCGTGGCTGACAGGCTGTAAGGAGCAGCAGCCAGCAAAGCTGCTAGGGCATCCAGGGTGTTATTGCTGGATGTGGTATACACCAATGGCGAACTGGTATTAGTAGTAACTACGCCAGTAGTGGTATTGGTGTAGGTAACGGTAATAGTGTTACCTGTAAGGATGGGGCCATTAAACACAATCTGCCCACGCTGAGCCGTGCCTAGGTCCACATTAGTAATATTGTAGCCGATACCGCCATTCCATGCGCCGGGATCGACAGCGAACACATCGAACAATTTAGTATCTTCATAAGTAGCGGTAGGCAGGCTACCAGTGCCAGTTATCGTAGTGGTAATATTAGTAATTACACCCTGAGCACCAAGCACTGCAACAGCATTAGTAGCATTTGCTGGGATATACGCGAATGGCATAGTTCCAACATAAGGCGTGCCAGTCAATGAAGTATTGATAGCAGCCGATAGGCCGACAGCAAATGCTGCCAACGTAGCAACGCTTGATGTAGCATACGTATTTGTGTAGGAGCCTATAACGTTTATTATATTGCCAGCCTGATCCTGACCTACAATAGTATAAGCTGCGGTCAATGTCTGTCCAGTAAGGATTGGCCCGGAGAACACAATCTTATAAAAATCTTGTTGAGCACCCAAGTAGTTGGTAGCAGAGCCCGCGCTATTAGCAATAGGGAATTGCGTGGTATTAGACGTGCCCTCTAGGTCACCACCGACCGTGGAAGTGCCATACAATGCAGCGTCAACAACGCGAGAAGCCCATAGATTAGAGCCCTGCATTAGGTAAGCTAGGCAGCTATGATGGCCATAGCCGAAGGTAAGGTTAGGTTGACCAAACTGAGACAGGAAAGCATTGCTAGAACTATTAAAGAAAGGGGTTAAAGACCCCTTGGGCGACGCAAAAACCGCAGAAGCTATTGTGGTTGCAATAGCGGTAACTCTGGTGGATAAATCCTGTTCTTGCGAATAAACACCCGGAGATATTGCGAATACAGGCATATAAAACTCCTTGTCTATCCAAATTATGATTACGCACTGCCGCGCAGCAGCCTAACACCGACCTTAATTATTCAGTAACAGGTGCGTCAGTATCGGCTAAAGCAGGCATTTCCGGAGCTACAGCAGCGACAGGCACCACCGGAGGGAAAGTTATTTGGCGAATTTTAGTATGGTCTAGCTCATGCGTAAACTTCTCGTCCAACGTTACCACTGTTCCGCCCGTAACTAATGCCTGATGGCCGTCTGCGGCCGTCATAATAACATTCTCACGGGTAAAGTTTTTAAATTTAACTTTCATAGGGTTGTCCTCAACTATAAACGACTCTACACT